CAATCCATTGACTTTTAAATCATATGCCCCAAGATTTACTGCACCAGTTGCACCAGTATATGGAACATACGTTGAACTTGCAGAAGCAGTAGTTAAATAAGTACTATTATCATAACTAATTGTAGTTCCTGATATTTTTACAAACCCAGTACCGTTTAACTGAGGTTGCTTAGTAGCTATACTTGTTGTGATAGTAGTGGCAAAGTTAGCATCATTACCTAGAGCGGTTGCTAATTCGTTAAGTGTATCTAAAGTTGAAGGAGCTGAGTTAACTAAGTTAGCTACAGCTGTTGTAACATAAGACTCTGTAGCATATGTAGCATTGTCATAAGTCACTGTAGTACCAGACATTCTTACTAGTCCAGTTCCGTTAAGTTGTGCTTGTCCACTAAAGGCTCCTACAGAATATGCATATGATATAATTTCTAATGAGTCATTTAGAGCAGCAGCATTAGCTAATACTATACTTGTACCATTACTAGCAGTGTATTCAGATGATGCTAGTTTAGATCCGTTATAAAATATATCTATTAGTCCTGGAGTATAGCTAACTGTAAAAGTAGTTTGGCCAGCAGTAGCTGTAAAATATGTAACTTGTCTTAATGCACTACTAGCTGTAAACGCTGATGTATATTTTATAATATCAACAATATTATTTACACCAGTTCCTGTAGTTAAAACTACAGTAGTTCCATTACTTGCTGTAAAGTCAGCTGATGTTAATCTAACACCATTTATAAACACATCTACAAGTCCTACTACATATCCACCAGTTACAGTGAATGTAGTTTGGGATGCTGTAGCTGTATAAGTTTGTATTGTTCTAGCAGAAGGAGTGACACCAATTGTCCATGTACGGTCAGCTGTTAAATCATATGCGTCACCATTAATAGTTAATGTTCTAGCATTTGTTACAGGAGTGTACGTTAAAGCTGTAGTTACATCAGAAGATGTAAGCGTAATAGCACCTGTACGGGTATTGAAACTAGTAACACCACCTTGATATTGAGGAATGTTTAAAACATTTCCTGATAGTGTTGCTGCTCCACTTGTACCTGTAGTGGTAAGACTTGTTATCCTATTAGTATAAGCACTGTCCCAAGTTGTTTGAGATGCGATTGTAGGTATTGAATATCCTGCTGTTAAACTAAATACACCTGTTGTATTTGTGTATGTTAAACCAGTTGCAGTAGAACTTAAAGAAACTAATGTGATGTAGTTAGCTCCATTAGTTATTTGATTGTTATCAGTAGGAATGGTTATAACACCAGTGGTAGAATTATATCCACCGCTTCCTGCAACAAATGATAAAGCTAATCTAGCTCTAGCATCAGTGTAATATAGGTTACCAGATTCAGTGACAAGTGCTGTAGTGTAGTCTCCAGAAGTAGGAACGATTGCTCCTGTTCTTGTATTGAATGATGTAACACCAGAAGCTATTGTGAATGATCTATCTGCAGACAAATCTAGTGTTGTACCATTAATAGTAATAGTTCTAGTTTGTGGAACTTTAGTTCCTATAGACGTTGCTACAGTAGTTGCAAAGTTCGGATCGTTTCCAAGAGCTACCGCTAATTCATTTAAAGTATCTAATGTGGCGGGAGCAGATGCTACTAAGTTGGCTATTTGAGTTCCAACATAAGTTTGAGTGGCATATGAATTAGCAGTTAAATAAGATAGTACACGTGCGTCCGTGTAATATAAATTAGTACCCTCAGCAATATTTGTTGTTGTAAGAACAACAGCACCTGTTAAAGTGTTTACACTAGTTACACCTCCTGTTACAGTGATGACGCCAGTGGCAGAATCATAAGATCCAGAACCAGTTACGCTAATAGCAGCACGAGCTCTTGCATCTGTGTAATAAAGATTAGTTCCTTCAGTTACTAGTGTAGTGGTATAATCACCGCTCACAGCAACCACTGTACCTGTTCTTCCAAATATTGATACAACACCTCCTATATAACTAGGAATGTTCAACACTCCTGTTGAACTATTATAAGTGGCAGATCCACTTGTACCAGTGGTGGTTAATGATATAGCAGCTCTTGCACGAGCATTAGTGTAATATAGATTGGTAGATCCTTCAGGTACTTGATCTGTAGTAGATATAAATCCATTATAAATTGGATTATATACAAATATATCTAGTAAGTCATTTACAATAGCACCATCTGTTAATGTAAATGTAGTACCATTAGTTGATGTTATAGCTGTTGGTGTAAGTAATACACCATTTAAAAATACGTCAATAAGTCCAGGAGTGTAACCACCTGACACTGTGAATACAGTTTGACCTGCTGTAGCTGTAATTTGTTGTAAAGCTCTAATAGCTCCAACACCAGATGTAGTTACAGATACAATACCTGTTCCATCTATAGCTAAGCCACTGCCTATCTTAACACCACCTAGAGTGACACTAGACGCTATTGGTAAAGAGTAGGGTGTAACAAACCCTCTAACCCAAGCAGTTGTAGCCAACTTGGTGGAGTTATCGTTAGCATCAGGTGTTTGACCAGTAGCAGTATTGTTAAGTGTAACTACACCATCTACTGTCAGACCAGCTTTAGCTAGTATGTCAGATAGAAACTTCATTCAGTTTGTTTATTATTTCTTGATAATTACACGATACGCATTGGCAGAAGGAGCTACAGCAAAACTTACAGTTACTGTTGCAGCATCAGTTATAACTACATCTGTCATAACTTCTTCTAATGTTGTATTATCTTTAATCATCACGATTACATCAATAGTGTTCAAGCCATGTGTTAATGCATAAGAAGTGCCAGCACCTCCAATATTTGCAGCATAACCACCAGTTCTGTTATCTAAATAAGTCTTTAACTTTAAAGGAGTTACAATTCTAGTATCATCTGTACCAGTTGTTAACTCAGCATCTGTTGCAATCTCTGCAATACCTGTACGAGTTTCTGTAGCAGTACGAGCAGATAAAGCAGAAGGAGTTACAGCTTTTACAGTGTCTGTACCAGTTTGTGTTTCTGCGTTTGTAGCAATAAACACTAATCCTAATACAGTTGTAGTAGCTTGATCTCTATTTACTTCTAATTGAATCCAGTCTGTAGCTACTGATGTAGATGCATTATTAACCTTAGCAACAATTACATCACCAATATTAAAGGCTACACCGCCAGTTGTTCCTGCTACTGATACATACCAATAGTCACCAGCTTTGGTGCCAGCCACGGGGCTAGAACCTACTGGAAACGAACCACTAGATGCATCCCAAGCTCCTTCTAAATTACCAAGACTACCTACGTTAGCATCAATGTATGTTTTGATTGCTGTAGATGTAGCTAATGTAGAAGTACTAGAGTTAGCCATATCTGTAATGATCGTCACCTCAGCAGGGTTAGCAGTAGCTCCAGATACATTACCAATTACTCTTAGATTAGCAATCTGTTGTAACTTTTCAAAAGTTACAGCATTAGCATTGATCTTTAGAGTGGTAACTGCAGAATCTGCTAGTTTACCTGTGCTTACACCAAGATCTTTAATTCTTAGTGTGTCAGCATTAATCTCAATTGTAACGCTATCTACGTTTACATCAAGAGTAACCACGTCACCATTAGCTGATGTAGAGGCTGTAAGACCGGCTCCACCAAGAACATCTTGGATATCACCAGACATATCCACCCAGGCTAAACTATCCCAGAAGTAAATACGCTTATCTGTAGTGTCAAAATACACCTGACCTGTTACGGGAGATGCAGGAGCACTACTTAAATTGTGGATGGCCACATTCAAAATCTGATTTTTGGTGAGGTCCAGATTTGTTAAAAACTTTTTAGACATGATATTTATATTTTATAATTAGTTCAAAAATGCTTTCCCACTAAATGGTGCAGAAAATTTAACTGTTAATGAATTAGAGTTTGTATATTCTACCTCTCCTATAACTTCTGCATTACTAGAATCCACTATAGAAACGGCTGGGTATTTATTTAAATTATGTGTAATGCTCCACGTGGAACTAGACACTGTTTGATTATGAATATGAGAGAACTTATAAGTCTCTTGTATAGAAAGTGTATCTCTATACGTAAGGATAATAGTTCTATTTTCATTATCAGCAGTTACAGTGATGTCAACTACTGTTTTATTAAAAGCCTCAGCTATTTGAGAAAGTTGAGTGTCAGATAAACTTACCTGATCCCATTGATTACCATCCCATGCATATACTAGTTTTAATGTAGTGTCATATACAATAATACCACTGTCATTAGAATTATACCCAGATGCTAAAGCATTTCTTTCTGCAGTGGTTACAGGTTGTAACTTAGCATTAAGAATCTGATTCTTATTAAAATCGTAGTCTACATATATTTTCTGTACTGCCATTATGATAAATATGCTCTACCGGCTACGGGTTGATTAAAGTAAATCTTAAGTCTGTTATTATCAATATACTCTATTGCTCCTTGTATATCTGCACCAGTTAAATCTTCTATACGCACATTAGGATTTAAGTTCATTCCATGAACTACATCCCACATGGTGGAAGCTGTTTGTTGTGTAAAAACAAAAGAACTATTTTGATTAATAGTAATGGCAGGATTTAAGTTAATTCTAGTTATACATCCACCAGAGTTAATCTCTATAATATTTTGACCTGCTTGTTGTGTACTCATGTAGTCTAAACCTAAAGCAGGACCTTTTCCATCTTCAGACATAAAGTAACCTGTGCCTCCTTTAGAATATAATACATCATCATACTTTACACCTAACCAGGTTTTAAGTTGAATTGTAGTTTCAGATAGAGCTCCATCATCTTCATTAGCTTCCCATTCAACTAACTCTTTTCTCATAGAGATAAGTTGGTTGTCTTGGTCTGGCTTACAAGAGTCAATACCGTAACGCATCTGCTTATACAGACGGTGCATTACATCAGCAAACTGCTTATTATATTTAACTCTGTTCTGTAGATACGTTCTCATTTTGAGTTTTAATCTGATTAATTAACTGCTGTTCGTACAAAGATATACAATTTGCACAAACTCTGATTCCATTGGATGCTATTCTATCTTGGCATCCGCAAGAGATTTGGGTTCCACAATTTGAACACTGTCTCATTATATTTGGTTTTTAGTGAGCTTTAACAGTTTGTTCCACAAAGTCCGTTGGTAATTTTATCCAATCTTTTCTTTGCGTATAACAACAGTTCCATACCTGCTTCAGGACTATGGCAGTATTCCACCTTAGCCTTTGCTGCATCTATAAAACTTTTTATCAATCTTAATTCTATAAGTTTTTCTTTTATGTCTGCATCTGGTTCACAAGCACCCATCTCTAGTTCACACATAAGATTGTAATATCTATTTACAGTTTGTGTTACACGAAGATGGTTATATTCCACTTGAACTATGCTGTTTGGAGACATAGAATAATTAATAACATAGATACCATCTGGAAGTGGTTGTACTGCTTCACTGCATCCTGTCTTTTGTAAACCTAAAGTACAGGCTGTTAGTGTGGTGTTAAATCCAGGTAACATCTCAATATTTACAGGAAGATTAAATCCTGGAGAAGTAATACTTAGAATACCGCAGTCTTTTCCAACTCCTTCAGCATATATGCTGGTATCAAAGATACGTAAAACCTTAATATTGTTAGTATCAGGCAGCTCTAAACTTAGCTGATGTTTGCTTGCCATTAGTGTAAACTTTTATAGTTTATATAAATTTGAAGACAAAGGTCCTCAATAATAATATACCAAATTTTTGGGAATTATCCAAAAACAAAAAGGGAGGGACACGAGTCCTCTCCCTTAGTGTTAGATATTCTTAATATCCTTATACAGTCTCTAGAGAAACAGCATTACCAGCAGCACTTGCACTAGATACAATGAAGTTAGTAATTGAAGTGGTTGCAGTACCAGTTGGTACGTGAACTACGATCAAATACTGATCATTATCAAAAGTACTAGAAGGATTGTTAAAACGAGGTACGTTGTGCAAGATCAATACTTGATCATACAAAGCAGACTTAGTTACAGTGTTCAAAGCTGGATCAGCTTCAATCTCACGCATACGTAAGCTATCTACACGAGAGCTATCAGGATATGCATTTTGTAAGTAACGACCATCTAAGATCAACTCACGAAGTACAGTCTCACCCAAACCAGAAGCTTGCTTAGGAGCTTGAAGTTCTGCAGATGCAAACAAGTTTGTAGCACAAGGATCACCAGACTCTTCTACAAAAGAAGTGTAGATGAACAAAGGCTCCAAACCGTAGAAATCTGTAGGAGTGAAAGTACATGCACCAAACTTAGTCTCAACATAAGCAGCAGTGATCTCAATGTGAGAATCTAAAGCAGCAATGTCGTTAGCTACAGTGATTACAGTGTAAGTGTCAGTTGCAATTTCAGAATAGATCTTAGCATTACCATTTGTAGAAGCTACAGCAGCTTTACTAAGAACAACGTTTGCATTACCAGAACTAGCTGAATCAGCAGCACCAACAGAAACTACATAAGAAGCACCAGCCAAAGAAGCATGAACTACTTTTTCACCAACTTGGAACAAAGTACGATCAGCATTTGCTACAACAATAGTTGCAGAAGCAGCAGTTGGGTCAATTGCTACAGAAGCTGTAGTCATATTCCATACTTTAGCCACTACAAACTCTTTCAACAAAAGAGACTCGTTAATCTGGTCTTTCCACTTAAGTAAGACAACATTTTGGTCTACTGTGTTAGTAGTACCAGCTACAGTGTCACAACCACTGAATCCATCCAAAGTGTCATAAAGATTACGGCTTACGAAACGTAAAGCAGGTGAACCTTTAACATCTAGACGTAGACGGTAAGTGTTATCACTGTAAATTGTAGCTGCAGAAGGATCTACAGATACGATTTGGTTCTGAGCAGCATCAGATGTCACTTTGATAAGACGGCTGATGTACTTAGGGTTAATCACTTTAGACTTAACTGACTCTTTGTAACCACCGTGTACGGGGCCAATTTTGTCAGCAGCAAAGTAACTACCTTGAGCCAAAATAAAAGGGGCAGCTTGTGCAGAAACTACTTGGTAAGATTTGGCATCAAAGAAACCAATCTGTCCAGCAGTTAAAGCATCAGTTCCACCAGAGCTAGCAAGTGTTGTGCTAGCAGGCAAGAATGACTTGCGGAATGCATTAGGAAAATACATAGGGCTTTAATTTAAAGGGTTATAAATAAATAAATAAAAAACAAATTTAACTTAAAAACATTAACTTATACTTGGTTGAAGCAATCAAACTCTTCACCTCATCTAGTTGGTTTACTACTTCAGAGAAAGGCATGATCTTTTGTAACTCACTAACTTCTGTATATAATTCTTTTATGTGAGATATTGCTTCCTGTACAGATCCACATTTATATGGACTCACTGCCGGGAAGTCTAGAAGCTTCTCACGAGCTCCTTGGTATTGTTCAGCTACAGCATCTACTAAATCTGGCATTTCATCATAAAACTCATTAAGAGCCTTATGTGCTGAAAAAGATCCAGGTCCAGTTATCTTAAGATGTAACTGATGCATACTTGTTGTAAGAGCTTGAGCATGTGCCAACATTGCTGCTGTTTCTGTACATGGTCCCATTGGACCAGGTCTTTGTAGTTTCTGCATCATTAACTATTTCTTTGTGCGTTTTGTATTTCTCTCTGATACTGGTTCATTGACTCTATATCTCCTGCTAAAATAGCAGCTGCGTCATCAACTATAATTTCACAAATATCATCTTTTAACTCACACTCTACATTTACTGTAAACGTTTGTCCAGTTGATATATTGCTACATCCAATAAACTGAATTTCTCTAGGCTTTCTATAATATACTAACTTAGCGTCAAGTACCGTAAACTTACCATTTGTATAGATTCTAATCTTATCTCCTAAGATTGTGCAAAATGTTTCTGCCCATTCAAAAGAAGGTTGTTTAAAACTATCTGCTAGTAACATATCTACGTTAGCTTCTTCAGCTTGGTATATTGTACTTAAAGGTCTTTTAGGACAGCAATCATTCTGTATATTAGCTCCAACTCTTACAAAGTGTAAATAGTTAGCTGGAATTAATTCACTCTCAAAGAACTTTAATCTTTCATAACCAGTCAGATCAACTTCATTAAGTAAGATCTGTAGATCATCAACAACTGTTACACTTTGTTCTGAAGACTCTTTTAAAGCATTCAATCCATGTAATCTTCTACGTGTCCATTCAAGCTGAGCCTTATTAAAAGCTTCTTGTATCATCCAACACTCTATGTTGTCATAATCAAAGGAGCTAAGCTTATTAAGCCTTTGCTTGATTTTTATTTGTAGCAAGTTGTTATTCATATACTATTTTACTGATTCCAGTATTTTTCTACTTTCTTAGTCAAGTTTACCAAAATCTCCTCATTCAAAGGATTCTTAAGGTATTCTACACAATCAGATGGAGTACGTCCTAACATTGTAGTAGTTTCCATATGATATATAAACCCATCAGCCTTAGTTGCAATAAACTTGTAATATGTACAGTCTTTTACAATAGCTCTAATCTTTAATGTTTCCATATCAAGAGTAGATATATCTAAGAACCTTTGAGCAGTCTTACGTTTGTCTTTTTCAACTAACTCTCCGTTTACATACTTATCCATGTTATCATAGATGATGTCATTAGGAGTAGACTTTTTATACTGAGCACTATTAGGATCTAACACCTTGGCTACATATAATAGTTTATTCTGATTCTTGTCAAATAACTTCTGAAGTTCAGAAAGAGCTTTATTACGAAGCTTCTTAACTTCTGTTTGTACTGATGCTGTTTCTTCAAGTTTATCAAGATAAAACTTAGGAGGAACTGGCATTCTGCGAGCTTCTTCTAAACTTTTAGCCACTATACAAAACCCACCTGCTTCAATTGCATATAATCTAATTAGATCATAAGGGTCTTTATCAGGCTCTAGAAAACTTGGTTCATTACCACATCTAATTTTGATCTTATCCCAAAACACTGAGTTATCAGGTTTCATGAGTTTGATCTTATTCCAAAACTCTTCGTCAGTTGCATCAACTACATTAGCAGCTAATTCTCTTTCTAACTGAGCAACAACTACACGTATCTGCTTAATCTTAGCTTCTTGTTCTTCAGCTGGTAAATCTTTTACATCTGGAGAAAACTCATTTAAGCCAGTTACGTATCTTTTGATGCCATTAATCTCTAGACAAGCTAATTGTTCTTCGTGGAACGCTCCGTCAAAAAGACTTAATCCATACTTCTGTAGTCCCATATTATCAACCATTGGATCAAAGAAAGGTCTAATGGCAATAGTGGACTTTTTGTTTTGTGGATACTTCTCCACGATTGTTACTCCGCTCATGTTTGGTTTGTTTGGTTTTTATTTATAACTGGTTACAAATGTAACCTTTTATATTTAGAACCTATTAAGAGTTGCGAGCTCCTCATGTGATCACCATGGTACGCATACAATAGGAAGCCTGGAGATACTATCTACAGGGCGGCACTGATGTATCGTTTGGCAGGGGACTTTACACCCCTGCCTTAGATACTATTTTTTAGAATGATCCTCCAGTAACTGGATTTCTCATAACAATTTTCAACACCTTGGTTGGGTCTTTAACCCAGATAGCTGGCATTGTCTGTGTCATGAATACACGGTAACCGTTGAACTGTCCAGAAGACTGGAAGCCTTGGGTACGTCCCATGTAGTCCATTGTACCGTTTTGGTAGAACCACTTCAATTGATTATCCCAAGATAACTTCAACAAGAAGATGTTGTCGTTAGTATTCTGTGTGATATCAAAGATAATGAAATTATAAGAACTTAATGGGAAACCATCAATAATAGGGTTCTCAATGTCGTTAGTATGAACGTTATCAAACGCTGGGTTCAATACAAACTTAACGTTAGCCAAGAAAGGAATAACGTATTGAGTGTATGCAAAACCAAAGTTTAGATCCATACCTTTTCCAGTGATTGCTCCTACTTCAGATGCATTAATCACTAAGCCAGAGTTGATAGCCTCACGCTTAATAGCTTCGTTTACAAGCTTCATACCACCAAGGCCAGTTTGTACAACTAATTCACGCTTAGGATCTGGACCTTGAAACTCAACTTTACCATTAAAGAAGTTGAAGATTTCAGACTTGAACAAATCTAAGTTGAAAGAACCTTTGTTATAAATACGCTTGTAAGAGTTATCCAACTGCTTCCAAAGACCTACAGATAATCTGATGTCATCTGGACCATCTTGCTTAACCTTACCACCTTGACCCCACATTAAGTAGGTCTCAATGTCATTAGCAATTTTGCTCAAGTGAGCTGCTTCCATTGCAGTTAAGAATGTACGAGTAAGCTGTCCTGATTCGTAAGCTTTCTTTACATAATCTTTACCCATTGTAGAAGCCATAGTCTCCAAACTTGAAACTGAAGGATCAACACTCTTGTCGAAGTTTCTCCACATTTCAATAACTGGAATAGTTCCGTCAGCTTTCATTCCACCTTTCATCATCAAGTCAGCTCTAGAGCTTACAGAATAATGAACGTGAGCTTCAGCACCACCTACGTAGTTGTAAAATTCACGGAAACCTGCATTGATGTTACCGATATCAGAGAAACGCTCACCGTATTCACCACGAGCAGATCCTTTACGGAACACCTTAGTACCAACTTTAAGATATTTGTTATCCAAATACTTAGCGTTGTCGTTGTTTACCAACTGAACAGTGTAAATGAAACCGTCACCTGCTGGGATAATATCGTCAGCTGTGATGTACATTTCCACACCATTGTACTTGTCATAAGTGATGATATCACCATGACCAAAAGAACGCTTGTTAATTTTAATCTTGAAAGCTTGACCATCAATACCTTTAGTGGCATTTGCTGATTCAATATCTTCTGTAATGTATGGGAGATCCTGCGTTACTGGAATCTGCCACTTGTACTCACCACGTGCATTATCTACTGAGATAACGTTCTTACCGCCAAAGCTGGACATTTGGTACAAAGGCATTTCTACTTTTTGTGCCATAGCCCATAAATCTACTGGACCTAAATCTGTAGGTTCAGCTGACTTTAGCAAGTTTGAAAGGTGGTAGCTGTCTACGTGCGAGCTAGTCTGGTAGCTGGTATCTCGTAGAAATATACCATTGTTCAAAACTGGAGTTGCCATGAGGCTTTTAAATTTAAAGGGTTAATAATAAATAGTTTAAGTAAATTAGCGTTTAAATATGTTTGTAGGTCTAGCAATCTTTCTAGATCTAGTTTCATCTTCTTCCTGATAAGTAGAAACATTCTTACGACTTTGTTCAGTCTTCAATTGTCTCACTGTTTGTTCTACCGCTTGGTTCTTCCCTTGTTTTACAAGAGTCTGACGGTATTCTTCAGGATTAGATAGTAACCAAAGTGCTTCAGCAATCAATGGGTAGTTAGGTTCTACAAACTGATACTTCTCTAAAAGATGACCTAACTGGTTAGTTGGTCTTCCACTAATAGAAGGATAGTTTGGTTGAACTAGTCCACTATATAACTGAGCCTGAGTTTTCTTATCCAACTTAAGTCCGTTGATCTCTGCCGGTCTAAGAGCTTCAAATACACTTTTCATGTAAGTGTCTGCTGCTTGTTCCTGCTGAATCTTTCTGCTTTCTTGTTCAACAATCTGAGATTGTACAAACTCTTCTTGCATCTGATCCAACTTTGGCTTAAACTGCTTGGCTTTTTTCTCTAGTACTCCTAGATCTTTCCAAGTAGTTAGTTCTTCATCAATCTCCTCTTCGTTACCAAATCCGGTGGCTTGTAAATAAGATCTTACAATACCTTCCTGATCGTTCTCTTTAGTAGGGTCAAGCTGACGAACTTGCTCAACTTGTGCTAGAGCTTGGAAAAGACCTTTTAAATCTTGTCCTCCATCTGCCACATACTTAGCTGCATATTGCAACTCTTCTGGTAGTGACTCAAAAAACTCTTGGGGTGTCTTAGCAGCAACTTCTTGTTTTAAGTTATCAATGTTGGCTTGCCATAGCTCCTCAACATCTTTCTCTCCAAGACCACCTAAGTACTCTTCAAGAGACTGGTTACCCTCATCATAGTCATCAAAAGCAAACATCTCTTTTGACTCTATTCGTTTTTTAAGAAACTCTACTAAGCCAGACTTTTCTGTCTTAGGTCTTCCACCTTTAGATTTAGATGGCTGATCAGCATCCTGATCATCATTATCATCTACATTCACAAGGTCATTAATAAAGTTTTTAGCTGCATCAGGATCTTTTGGCTTTCCATCTGCATTTTCATCTTTATCAGTGTTATCTTCTTCATCTAGAAAGCTTGTATCAAACTTTCCTTGACTAAAGATGTTGGGTTTTTGGTCTTTTTTATCTTCAGTGCTAGGAGTAACGATGCTGTCTGCACCAGGTGCTCCTAACCAACTGTCAATATCAAGATCCACTTGTTGTACAGATGTCTGTACATTGGTTTGAGTATCAGTCATTTTGTTTGGTTTTTTTGTGTATCTCTACATAATTAATATACAACTTAAATCTTAAAAATTTACTTATCCTGTAATATTTTTATCTAAGGTGTGGATAATAGAGCTATAACTATTTTGTCTTTTTATCAGAAGATTTAGAGACATCATATTTATTTTTATTTTCTTTAGCAACTTGTAACTGTTTGTCTGCTATTTCTTTTCTAGCTTGTAATGATTCACGCTCAATCTGTAGTTTCTGATTACCCTGTTCTTTCTTAGTCATCTCAGATTCACGCTTTAAGTTCATCTGATCTTGATAGCGTTGTTCCTGACGAATACCTTCTAAAGCATCTTGGTAATCTGACACCTGGTTTTGATTAATATCTACAGTGGCACCATAGCCAGCTGCTCTAATCTCTGCCACTGTAAGCTGTGTTTGTCTATCCATATCAGCTTGTTCAGATCTAAACTGTAGATCCATTGCTTTCTGCTTCTCTTGAGACTCAATCATCTGCTTCTGCATTTCTTGTTGCTGCTGCATTTCAGATTCTTTCTGAGACTGTACCTTTTGTTCTGCATTCTTAAGAACACCAGTAAGTTCTGCAATAGACTCAGACTTAATAACATTACCTAGATCATAAATAGAAGCACCAGTGGTATTATTGTTAATAGCTAGTTGTTTAAGCTGCTCCATTACAGCACGAGAATTAGTCTTAGTGGTGCAGAATATGTTTAAGTCTCTCATTAACAACTCAGTGCCATTAATCTCAAAGTTTACCTTCTCATCTTTAGAAGTGATATACTGAAGACGTACACTAGGTTTGTTAGAATGATAATACTGAGCCAAGTCAGTTCTCATTTGGTGAACTCTTGGCATTAGGTTATCAGAGTGTTGTATGAAATACTGCTCTGTCTGTGCATAAGAAGCAGACATAGCTTGTTCAATACCTGTAGCTGTTTGTTGTGCAATAGCTTGACCCATACGTTGTGGGTTAAGACCAATCACCTCAAAAGCTTGGTTCTTGAAATAACTTGCTAAGTTTACACGAGAAAGTAAACGGTTAGTTTGTTCTAGGTTCAACACTTGATAGTGTTGGAAGTTAAGAGCATTCTCAGTGTTTGTAATAGACGTATCTAAAGGCAACATCTGGAAGTTCTTCATAGCCACATAGGCTTTGGCCAGATTATTTTTACCCCAATCTTCTCCCATGGAGTGACGAGGCAAAGAGTTCTGGTCCAACATAATAACCGTACCAAGCTCATCAACCAAGATGTCTGCTATTTGGTTATTTACAATGTTATAGCCTATCTGGTATGGTTTCATAAGATCTACCAATGAAATACTGCGGGTATTACGATCACCGAACACAGAACCTTCCACTGGTAGTTTACAGCCATATAATGTTGCATCTCCTTTAAACTGGAACGGAACTCTTCCTGGTTTGCCACCATTCAGTCCCAAATAAATTGGATTGATGCCACCTGGGTTATTCATACCCCAAAACGCTGGTCTATTAGGACCAATCTTCACTCCACCCCATGTTTCATTAATCCAAATCCAGTCAATATGTTCACCAAAGATTAAGTTATCTTTGGACTTTTGTTTGTATATAGATGTATTATACAAAGGCTTATCTGTCACTTTATATTCTTCAGTGATGATATCCTGTATAATTTCTCCTTCTTCTGTAATTTTAGTTAAGTGACCTATCTTACGTTGGCTCTTCCAATAAATAGTAGAAACACGTAATAAATGAGTCTTACCAAAATCCACAGTGTCTTCTGAGTCTGATAAGATCCATTCTACAATATCTCCTGTACCAAACTTAGTGTCGTATAAAGAAGTATATTGTCTATACCCCAATGATGGCATTTCTGTATTCCAATCATGAGATTTAGTAGGATCATAATAAGTACCGTCATTCTGGTAACCCTGTACAGCATAGCCTGCTGAACGGACCGGATAGATGGCTTCTAAGGACTCCATTTGTTCCTCGTTCATCATCCATCCATACTTGTCAATAACGTCCGATACGGACATCATATCCATCTTACCGACCCAATTACCTTGGGAGATGTATCTAACATCTGGAGACTTATGATAAAAAGTTAAAAGTGGGTTCCAAAGTTCTAGTTCATAGTCATCTTCATTCATTTTAAAATGCCAGAACTCTCTATCTGTAATAAGCATGTCTTTAAATCCACGCTCTTCTAATTCTTGTAGTTTAAATCTTTCCTCGTCTACAGACATCTGATGACTAGCCCATTGCTCAATCATAGACTTGTAGTCTTTACGGAAGAATCCTTCAATCTCAGGAAGTTGTTGTAAGCTTTCTGGAGCTAATGCTTTCTGCATTTCTTCAGAGTCAAGCTCAATACCCATAGCCATCATCTCCATCATCATCTTCCTTTCAGCATCTTCAAGCAAGACTTTCTCCACCATACCACGCTTTTCTTCCATCATCTCGTTATGAGAGATGTCATCCATAGCTTTAAACATAATACGTGAGCTTCTTTTGGAAAACTCATTACATAATACGTTAATTACGTTAGGAATAATAGGATAAAACTTAAGTTCTAAAGCAGATTCATCTTCTTTTGTAAGTGTGTCAATAAGATCTGCCATCTCATTATCCTCTTCTACAATATAATCAGCTTTGTCAATAATACCTTTAGCAAGCTTGTAGTTCTTCATCAGCCTACGAGCATTACGTCTAAGCTGTTTCATTCCTTGAAACTCTAGCCAATCTAGGTTCCAAGATCTCCACTCTTCGTCTTTTTCCTTTTCAGATATAAACTGGACAGGCTGGGTAAGTGTACCCATTTTATTATAATCCGCCTTTTTCCCAGATTTAAGATCTAGAGCATTGTATATCTGCATGATAGTTAAGTATTTAAGTCTGCTGAATTATCTACAGCTGTATTAATAAAAGATGTGCCAGTTGTAGAGATAAACGAAGGATAGTTAATACCTCTAGTAATTGAACTACCTGTATTAGGAAAAATAGCCGTACCACTACTAGTTAAGTATTGTACTGGTTTATCCATCGGTTGTTTTGGCTCTTCATCCTTTAAAAGAAGCAAAGCTTCCTCAAGGCTTAGGTAGTTTTCTTTAATTAATCTAGAAAGAATAGTTACTTTTTGAGCATGAAGTTCTTGATTTTCCATAATTATCTCATATTTTTAAAGGGATTACGTGGGCTTTTTGAATTAACTCCATTACCTTTAGAGCCACCTATATGTCTAAAGGGGCTCCAATTTAATTTACTAAATTTCTGGGAGTTATCCAAGTTTTCTTTTGTAACTTCTACACGTTTAGTCAGTCCTCTGTTACTCTGTTGCACCTTTGCAAACGCTATAAGAGCACAAAAAGCTACTAATCTATCTACGTTTAGACCATCTCTGTATGCTTGCATCTCTTTTAGAAGCATAATATCAGGAATACGTTCAACACCATATATTGTCTTTACAATGTCACCATTTTCTTTAGTCTCATAGTCTAGCTCTTCTTTTGTAAACTCTATACCATAAGATAGTACATTTCCTTTGAATAATGTACCTACGTTTTTCCAACCATATTCTTGGAATACATTTCTATTGGCACCAATATCTTTTAAAAATAAGATCATATCTTTTGGAACTAAGTACTTCTGCTTTCTTTTTGAAATCATGTACTGAATAAACAAAGCTACGTTATTTTCTACAATAGTCCAGGCATTATACCATTCTATAAGAAGCTCAAGTCTTTCATGAGTTTTGTTAAGATCATCAAAACGTCCACACCATGATGCTACAATCATGTCACGTTCTATCTCGTTCTTTACAGATCCGTTACCATCATCCTTTATAACCTCCACTGGATTCTTATATACATATATAGAACATAGTGAATCAGATGTAGTGGTCTTTCCTTCACTAACAGGGTCTACAGAAGCATAGTACATCCCAAATGTAGGATCTTTATGAGGTCTTTCGTAAATACACAATACTCCTTCTTTATCTTCTGTCTTCTTAGACACAGGAAAGTCCATGATAGGAATCTTTCTGGAAGGTTTGTCTACAATCTTACCCTCAGCATTACGAGATAGTTCTAAATATTCAGTGGGATATTCTTTATCTTGTATACGTTGCATTTGTTTAGCAACTAAGTGTGGAGGAAACACGCTCACCTTACGTGTTGCAAATGCTTCTTCTATACAACGAGGTTGCTGAGATACTGTCAACTGATAAGCTGCCGGATCTAAATCCTTTTTCATCTTATCAAACTCTTTTTCTAATGCTTCTAAAGCTTCTTCCACTTTAGAGTTACCCCATTGATCTATGTATGGAGGCATAGACCATTGTTCAGGAATAAACAAACCTGTTTTTCCTATTGTACCATCTTTATCAATGAGATTAGACTCTACAGCATAAAATCCATTTTCTTCTGGATGCATGATGTATTCTTTCATAGGCTCGCACTGGTCTAAATCACCGACAGATCCAGCTGCAATAAACTGGCCCGTAATCATGTGACCAGACTTCAATGCTGGTTTCATAAACCCGTAAGTATCGTCCATCTTTGGAGCAATACCGGCTTCCTCATGAAAGAAATAGGTGACAGGTCCACCGACACCGTGTGTCGGGTCTTTCTCAAAGGAGTATAAGTTGATCGTGGATTTCAAACCTCTATAAGTGTCACGACCACCCATTCTCACTTTAATCTGTTGCTGCCAAGCTCCCACCTTGTCTGGCTCTGCTGGTCTATACCATGCAGTGTGTTCATTTAAGAAGTTCTTGTATTCACCAAGAAACTTCCATGAACCTTTCTCATTAATGTAATCCTTTAGACTAGCTCCTATCTTTAATACAGCTCCTTCTTCAAACCAATACTGGTTGATTAGTTTAGCCATATGAAAATATGAGGATGCTATCTGACGCTTCTTTAGAATGATAGCATGCTTATAATGTAATTCAGCTAAATGCTCATATAGAGCCATGTGATACTGTGCATCTCTCACCTTAGCAAAGTCAAACCTCTTTTCTTCTTTATCATAGATAGGAAGAAAGTTTAACCACATGTAATAGTCTCTACTTATAAACCAAGAGGTGCCAGCATCTTTAATAATTACACCGTTACGACATTTATTCTTTTGATCATTCCAGTATGTAATAAAGTCTTTACTCTTTATTGGTGCTGCACAGTAGTATCCTTGTTTTTGAAACTTACGTCCTTCTTCATTAAAAATCTTACTAGTTTCATTAAAATTATACTTACCCGGCTCTTTAAACATAGATAAAAGAAAGTCCCTAAACTCTTCCATTGTATAGAATGTAGTTACATCCCATACGCCATTCTCGTATGTAGGTATTTCTTTAAACATTATTTAGTATTAACAACAGTGGTTATATTACGAATCTCATTTACATCACCTTTAGACTTATGTAATAAGTGCAAAAGAGTGTTAAAATCTTTACTACGTAATACGCCATCCAGTTCACAATTGTCCCAATACTTGGTATACAAATCTCTCGGAATAGCATTCCATAGTTTATTGTAAGGATTAAAATGAAAAACCCAATCATGCATAAAACCATCAGTATCTGATAGAGGGGTAATTGCTGCAAACTCTTTAATTTCATAATCTGTGTAAACGTCTTGTGCCATAGTTTTATAGTTTAATATTTTTAGGAAAGCAGAAGATGGGTGCGTGGACATCTGCTTTTACGACTGGCATTTCTAACCTCTAGGTATCCGCCCTTTCTACAGTTAAAGGATACATTCCAGTCAACCTAATATGCTGTAGAGGGTGGACTCGAACCACCAAGGTGAGATTCAATTGATGACAGTACGCTTGCAAGCTGGTGGTCTACCCCATATCATCAATCTATTTCTTTGTCACCGCCCACGAGACAGGTGGGTGCGTATGCCAGGGTCATAACTGAGACAACCCAATTTCGCCACTCTACAATGTTCTATTGATCATAAGCTAGATTCTGTCCTCCTCTAACTTGTGATTGTTGTTCTTCTAACAAATCTCTATACACTCCTTTAAAGCTTTGTCTAACAGCATCAAATCTTTCTGCTATTCTAAGAATAGCTGTAGCAGATCCATCTCTACCAGATGTCACTTTTTCTGTAGCCATAAACCCAGCCATATTATCTAGTGCAATCTTAATACCCTGGTATGCTCTATAGGTGGGGGTCTCATACATTTTCTTACACATCTTTAACCCATTCACTATAAGATCATCTTCTGTAGAAAAATCCCCGTCTACTTCTGATATAATGATTTCTTCTTTGTCCATTTCCGGTACATCAAAAAAAGGATTTAAATCTGGATTAGGACATGTCATATAGAACAAATATGTAAACACCTTTACAGATTCATCACCATACTCATCCATTATATCTTTTAAAAACTTTAATGTGTAACAATGCTCACTTGGAACCACCTTACCATTTTGTATATCAAATAATCTTATCATTAATGTTTTTGTTTTAAATTGTCTCTATTATCTTCTAACCAATGTAGTAAAGATATAACTTCTGCTTTCAAATATGGTAGATCATACTGAATAATATCTTTAACTATAGGATCACCATTTGTATCAAGAGCGGTGATGGGATTACCAAACTTATCTTTACCCACTTCTTCAAATAGAATATGATGTATAGTTAGTATTCCTGGCTTTAGTTTTGGATTATGTTTCAGTATAATATACATATACAAACTTAATTGTAATGCATAGTGGTTTACATTACAATCATCAAGATGACTAACAGGAGAGTTCATCTTAGTTGTAACACCCTCCCAGTTAGTGAATCCTTCTGTCTTAATTTCTTTGTTAGTCTTATAGTCTGTAATATGAACTTCTCCACTAATCACCTCAACAAGATCTGACTGACCACATAATCCGGCAGATTTTAGGTAAACCATGTGCTCAGGATATACACCATCTGTGAGCTTCTGGTTTGGAGAAACTTTAATACCGTCAGTCTCAATCGGCCTAAAAATAGGAACAGTGTTACCATGTCTTTCTATTGTTTCTAATGAACATATATCTGATTCTCTGCAATTGTGATACCATGTACCTAATGTTGTAGCACGTAATGCTTCATTAGACCATGCAAGTTTTATTTCTTCTGGCGTCATACCATACCATTTAGACTTCTTAGACTTAGATGTTTTTAGAGCAATCTTATCTGCGTCAAATGGTTGTTTAAAGTTACCAATAAACGATGTTACAGATACCCATTTGATATCTTCTTGTTTATCTATACTTGTATACTTGTGGTCATGTGGTGTGAATGTTATAATGCTCATATGTTTGTTGTTTATATTCCTAACTTCTGATTAATTAAATCTTCTTCTTCTTGTGTCACCTCAGCCTTCCAATGTCCCTTTGGGCAATCTGAAGATAGAGATCTAGTTTTAAAACTTAAACTACATCCGCATCCACTAAGTTCTTGATTGCAACATGGACCTGTACCAGGAACTAAACATCCTTTATCATCTTCTGTATATAGATCACAGAAGAAGCATATATCCATTCTACGTTTAGCAATCTCCTCTACATCCTCTCTCTTAAAGATGGAGTTAGTTATTCCCTCCAGGATCTGTCCCTTTGCTTTCCAAATTTGTATTATGTTCTCTTTTAGACTCATCAGTTTTGGTTTTATGTAACTTAATAAAATCTTTCCTTTGTTTCTCTTCATCCATCAAAGCTTTAATTGCTTTTAAATCAAAGAGTGTCTCATCTGTTCTAAACCTGGTTACAATTTCTTGTAATCCTTTTTGTCTAAAGTTGTCTTTAAACTTTTCTAACTTATCAATCTTATCATCTAACTTCCAATGCTTTATTGTAAAGTCTCCAAGATTGGTAATATGTATTCTACTATGTTTTAAGCTTGATAGACTTTTTCTTATCTCTTGCCAATAGAACGATGTGACATCTGTCACCATCTGTTGCGACAAGTGCAGCTCTTCAGCTACAATAGGAAGTATGTCTTTATACTTTTTAGGCTTCAACGCTTAAAAATTTATAGTCTAACAAAATATTTCCTTGAGCATGTAGTTTAAGACTAGAATTAATAGAAATCTTTTTCTTATTCTTTCCTTCTTTTACAATCAATCCTTTCCTTTCAGCTTTAGTGAGACAGTTACGTACAGACTGTGTGCTAGAAAAGATTTTCTTATCATATGCTTTGTTACAGAAATGTGTTAGTTCTTGATCTCCTTCAATAGCCAATAGAGTGAGACAGTTTAAATCTGCTTCACTAACTGGTATCTCAAAAAGATAACAATGTGTGAGTATCTGATACTTGACAATCTGCCAAGTGGTCATCTTCACTCTTTTATCCACCTGATTAACTAGTGCCATTATAATGTGATTTTAAAACTCGTGTAATTTTCTTTTGTTTTGTTCCAATCCTTATAAGAAAGAATAGACTCAGCTCCTAGGTTTTTGAATATATGCCAACTAGCTCCTTCACGAGCTTCTCCTGTAATAAACTCATAACCCATTTCCTGTGCCCAATCCATAAGGGAATGGATTATTGCATATCCCAATCCTTTTTCCCTATGGCTAGGAAGCACAGTGAAACTATCTATATGTAATACGTTGCCACTCTGCCATGATGTAATAATCTCTCCAAATAACACTGACTTATCATAGAACCATATCCCTTGACATGTTTCATGTTCTGTCAGCATGTACAACTTGTACTTATTATCCCATCGTAACTCTTTCGGATGCTCTCGTTCAAAAATAAATGATGATGAGTAGTCCTTAAGCTTATAGGCAACAACCATATTAATTTATTTGTCTTTCTTTAAAGATCTTTTTTCTGTAGGAGGCATAGAAGGAATAATCACTTCGTCTCCCACCTTAATACCCTCTTCTACAAGTTCTGGATTATTATCCATATCTTCTTGTGTAATAGTGTGAGGGGTGCCTTCTGGTTTAGCTCCCCCTTGTTGGGTCATCTGTGCAATAAAAGCTAAAGCCTTAAGCTCTTCTGCTCTTGCACTAGCTAATCCAGTGTTTAACTCCTGCAACTCTAGCTGCACAGTTTTCACTTCAATCTGCTCTTTAATAAAAGCAATGATCTCTTCTTTGGTAGGAACCTTCTGTTCTTCCTGTTCTGTGTTTTGTTCTTTTTTCATTTTGGTTTTTTTATTGGTTTAAAAATCTAACTCATCCCCATCCTTTTGTTCTTTAGGAGGATGAGACACTGTAGGTTGTTCATGATAATCAACAAATAGTTTTAAAAACTCCGGGTACGGTGTGTCTATAATGTACGTATCCCCAGGCTCTGTGAAGATGGTGGTACAGTTAAACACTAAGGAGTCCTCTTCTAGGGAAGTGAGCTTACAAGCAATCACTACATCTAGATGGAATGCAAAGGACATCCACTGACCCTTGTCCTCTATACCCATAAGCTCCACTTTTTCAATATCTAATGCGTGACAGTGGATGTTACAAACATGTATCATATAATCTTGGTTTATAGTATAATATACTTATTAGGTTTAAACTTAACAAATTTAATTATAAAAAACCAACTTAGCAAATTTTATTTTTTTTTCACCCACCAAATTTACCCCCCGCCTAACCATACAGTTTATATTAGAGATTGTAAGTGCCACCCCGTTAAATAACTCCACCCCTTCCTGAAGCTGCCGCATACCCCCTTACTTCCAGCAGTATTATTAATTTAAATCTTTAAACTCTAAAACCATGAGCAAGATCACATTTCTTTCAGTAGCCGCTTTCAAGAAAGTAGCAGGACTTACTAAACTAGACATCGTTCTAAATTCTAAGTCTGACAAAATCAGCGTCCTTGGTGACGACACAACCTTCTATCGTTGCCAACAAAGCATTGACCCTAAAGGCCATATGGCATTCTTAATTCCAGACGGAATCTTAGACGATGCATGCTTAGTTAATACGTCTACAGAAGGTAGTCCATTAGAGACACAGTTCAGTCTCTAGTACATTAATAACAGGCCGGCAGTTTGTCAGCCTGTTATTTTGTTAGAACAGCTGTTGTTGGTCTGACACGGTTAATTATTTACTCATCCCTAAACTTACGTATCTATGATTAGATCTAAGACTCTTATGTTTCATACCTGGGAAATGTTCCGTAATTGGTATGAGCATATTAAACTACGCTTCACTGAGCTGAAGCTAGTACTGGCCAAGCTACATTCTGGATATATGTCCAGAGTTATTGTAGTTGTCACATATTAAACCGTTTTATAAACGTTTGTGTGTGTATAAGTGAGTGGTAGGCAACTGTCACTCACTTTCTTCATCTTTTCCATTAGCCATAAACCACACTTCCGAGTGCGGATAAGATAGCTATAATTAATCATC